GGCTTGTTTGTAGAGCTATTAGAAACTTTCTGCACTTCTCGTATACAGGCACACAGCCCAGAGGAATTGCTGACAGGTAAGCCGTGGACAGAGGACGGCGTTACGTACTTCAAGCTAAGTTCCCTACAGGAATTTCTGAAGCGCAATAATTTTACGCTATACACACGCGGTCAGATCACTGAGCGCCTAAAAGAAATGAACAATGGAGCGGAGTCCGACAAGACTTATCGCTTCAGAGATAACAACGATAGCTGGAAATCGGTGCGGGTGTGGTTTGTGCCGGAGATGCACCGTGGCGAAGTTGACTTACCGGAGGTTACATTCTCACCGGAGGACACACCGTTTTGACCGAAGAACATGAAACCATTCTTGGGCCACCTGGAACAGGCAAGACCCAAACCAACTCCAACAAGATCAGGGAATGCATTGAGCAAGGCATCGAGCCGGATCGAATTGCTTGTGTGTCGTTTACCCGTAAGGCTGCACAAGAGAGCCGTGAGAGAGTTTGTCGTGATTGGGGTATAGACGAAAAGGACTTACCTTATTTCCAGACGCTGCATTCTATGGCGTTTAGGTCTGGGGGTTATAGCTCTAACGAGGTGATGGGTAAGGATGATTTGAAGGAGGTCGGAGACGCTGTAGGCATTCCTTTCGGCAACAAGAAATCAAACATAGAAACTGATTTTGATACGTTGGGTGTATCAAAGGGTGACTTCTACATGAGCCAGTATCATTTGGCTCGTAGTAAGAGGCTTCCGCTTTCAGAGATGCACAGGCAGTTGGCAGACTATTCTGTTGACTATTCAGAGTTAAAGCGGTTGGTGGCCGCTTATGAGTGCTACAAGCGGGTGCGTAGTAAGATTGACTTCACCGACATGATTGAGAACTTTATTAAGGCAGATGCGCCCCCTGGCATAGAAGCTTTGTTTGTCGATGAGGCACAAGATCTGTCAACCCTACAATGGTCAATGATTGATGTTTTAAGGCAGATGCCACGCATACAGGTTTTCACGGGAGATGACGATCAAGCGATTATGGGTTTTCAAGGGGCTGACGTTCAAGCATTTTTAAACGCAACAGAAAAGAAGACTGTTTTAAGTCAGTCGTACAGGGTGCCTAAATCAACTTGGCGAGAAGCTCAAAACATTGTCAACCGTATAGTGGGTCGAGCACCCAAGATATGGCGCCCCCGTGATGAAGAGGGCATCGTTCAGTATCACCAAAACATTTGGGACGTTCCTTTACATGAAGGCGAGTGGTGCTTGATGGCTCGCACTAATCGTATTGCGTCACAGTATGCTCATGCTCTCAGGGAAGAAGGTTGGGTGTACAGTCGCAACGGCCACCCCAGCATTCCTGCTAAGACTTATGAGGCTATTCAGTCTTGGGAAGATTGGTGCAAGGGTGTAGCGATCACACCAGATAAGTTAAGAAACATTTATACTTTTATGGCGGTTGGAGAAGGATACTCAAGGGGCCATGGACCGCGATCCTCCGCCCTGTTGGGGTTGGACTCTGACGCCTTGATAAGCATGTCCGAAGCAAAGGACAAGCTGGGACTACTGGTTGACGGTTCTATCAGGTGGCATCGAGCATTAAATAAAATTGATCTTGACACAAAGAACTACGTGCTTAATGCTTTGAAAAGAAAAGACAATGTCAAAAGCCCTAGAATAAAGATAAGTACAATTCATTCAATGAAAGGCGGAGAAGCTGATAATGTATTAGTGGTGCCTGATTTATCCTATGCGGCACACAAAGAATACTTACACAATCCTGCAACAGAGCATCGGGTATACTATGTTGCGGTAACAAGAACCAAAAAGGCTTTGCACATCATGCTGCCTCAAACCAATCGGAGTTACACTTTATGAGTCCTTCTGAGATATTACACAAGGCGGCAAGCCTTGTTGGTGGAGAAAGAGCTAAACAGCATGGTGATTATGTATTACTACACGAGAGGGTAGCAGATCTCTGGTCAACGTATTTAAAGACAGAAGTTAAACCAGAGCAGGTTGCTATGTGTATGGTTTTCCTTAAACTGGTTCGTAACGAACTAGGCAGCTTTAATCCTGACGATGGGGTGGACGCTACAGCTTACACGGCTCTATGGGCGGCAATAACAGAAGAAAAGAATGCGTGAAGATCTCTTTGACGACAAAGTATGGTTTCCGCCGGAGCACCTTCCCGATCTTTCTGGGGAGAAAATTATTGCTGTTGACGTTGAGACAAGAGATCCAAACCTAATAAACTTGGGGCCAGGGTGGTCTAGGAAAGACGGCAACCTTATAGGAATTGCTGTTGCCGCTTCTGAGTGGAGTGCTTATTTGCCAATCGCACATGAGGGCGGGGGTAATATGGCAAAAGATCTTGTGCTCAGATGGCTTCAAGACCAATTAAACCACGGCATGTCCGTGGTTTTTCATAATGCACAGTATGACTTAGGGTGGCTACTTACAGAGGGTATTGAGGTCAAGGGAACAATACTCGATACAATGATTGCTGCACCCCTGCTGGACGAGAACAGGTTTAGTTATTCTCTTAATGCACTAGGGGCCACGTACCTTGGTCAGCGGAAAGCTGAAGATGAACTAAGAAGAGCGGCTCACCAACACGGTGTTGATGCCAAGGCAGAGATGTGGAAGTTGCCAGCCGGAAGGGTTGCAGAATACGCAGAGATGGACGCCTCGTTGACTTTGCGTTTGTGGCACGTTCTTCACAAGAAACTTATAGAGGATGACTGCGAGAGAATACTGGACGTTGAGTTGTCTCTTCTTCCCATGATCTTCGAGATGAGAAGGCGTGGTGTAAAGGTTGACGTTGACAAGGCAGAACAGACCAAGACTTTTCTTGAGGGTAAGGAAAAGAAACTTCTTAAAGAAATAAAGGATGATTCAGATATACACCTGGAGCCTTGGAACGCTAAAAGTTTAGCTATGGTTTTTGATAATCTGGGGTTAAGTTACCAGAGAACGGCTAAGTCAGATGCGCCTAGCTTTACAAAACATTTTTTAAAATCACATGATCATCCTATTGCTCGTAAAATCTTGGAAGTTCGTGAGTATAACAAAGCTAACACGACCTTTGTTGATACAATCCTTAATCATCAGTACAATGGCCGTATCCATTGTCAGTTTAACCAGTTGCGCTCAGATGAAGGTGGAACTGTGTCGGGCAGATTTTCCTCCAGCAATCCGAATTTGCAGCAAGTTCCCTCTAGGCACCCAGAAATAAAATCCCTCATTAGGGGACTGTTTGTTCCTGAAGAAGGCTGTCGGTGGGGAAGCTTCGACTACAGCGCACAGGAACCACGATGGTTGATGCATTACGCATCCCTTACACCTGCGACTAGAGATAACGAGAGAGTTAAAGAGATCGTAGACCTGTACCAGAAGGACGATCTGGACTTTCATCAATTGGTTGCTGACATGGCCGGCGTTGAGAGAAGCCACGCTAAGACAATTAACCTTGGGATTATGTATGGCATGGGCATTGGTAAGTTGGCCCAGACCCTTGGTGATATACCCTTTAAAGAAGCTAAAACACTTCGTAACGAGTACGACGAGAAGGTTCCGTTTATTCGAGGACTTGCATCGTCTGTTATGGACATAGCATCCAAGCGTGCAGAGATCCGAACACTGCTAGGCCGCAAGTGTCGTTTTCCAATGAGAGAACTGAAAGGATATTCTAAGGAGTACAAAAAGCCTATCCACGCAGATAAGCTTGAGGAGCGTTGGGTTGATGTTTTGAATACACCTATTGAGGAGAGGGATAAGAACTGGGCCAGCATGAATCCAGAAAGATATCAGGTTGCTTTTGTTTACAAGGCCCTTAACAGGCTCATACAGGCCTCCGCAGCGGATCAGACCAAGCAAGCCATGAAAGACTGCATGGACCGTGGTCATTGGCCCATGCTCACCGTACACGACGAACTGTGCTTTTCGATAGAGAGCGACGAACAGGTTACAGAGATTAAGAAGGTGATGGAGACATGCGCTCCGGGATTGACGATACCGTCCAAGGTCGATGTAGGGTTAGGTGAGAACTGGGGTTCAGCGAAATAGTTGGTTTAACGGAAAGCTAAGTCGTCCCATAACACTAGTTTCGCCATCAGGAGTTCTTTCCACGTTTACGCTTCCTTGACCGCCAAGAACGTCTCTTTCATATGCGGCTTGAAAAGCCTTTCTGTCATTTTCTTTTTTCATACTCGCTATTATTTTTCCAGCATCACCAAAATCTTTTGCGTAATTTATTGAAGAAGAATCAAGATAAGGATTCTTTCTTTTTTCAGCTGACAGAATACCCCCAAGAACAGGGGCAGAAAAACTTGCTCCTGTAGTTGTTACATCAGGACCCCCTTTATTCATTTCTCTGTCTACAAGAAGTTTAAGAAGACCCTGCTTGGTTGGAATAGTTACATCACCTCTAAGATTTCTTCCAAAAATTCTTTCGTCTACGCCTAAATTAACATCAGCCCTATCACCTGCTACACCAGCCCTTACATCAGCTGAAACACCACGATTAAATTTTAAAGAATAATCTTTGGGTCTAATAACTTCTTTTATCCACCCAGGCACGTTGCCTTCTGCAAACTTCCAAACCATGCCTCTGTTTGAACGCTCAATGCCTTTACCTCTTGATTCTTTTTTTAATCTTTCGTCACTTTCTTCAGGGGTAAACTTAATCCCCCCTTTAGAAAAACCAACAGCACCACCTTCACTCCAACCTACATTATCGTCATCGTCATCGTAGTTATCTGGAGCGTTTCCTTGCGAATCTTGACCTGCTGTATCTGATGGAGCTTCGTCATCAGAATGAGTTGCAGCTTCTCCGGGGCTAGTGTCTATTTCGGTATTTGGGTCTACATTACCAAAGCCGTCACCGTCCATACCAAATTCACTGCCGCCAAGCGTTAGCCCTGTAACATCTACAGGACCCGTAACTTCTCTGGCATATCCGCTCGCTCCGGTATCTATACCTGCCACGCCTTCTTGTTCCGCTTCTTCTGTGCCATATCCACCAAAAGAATCTGGACCTCCTGTAACACCAAGCAAATCAAAAACAGGTCGTTGAACAATGCTTGGAACCAATGATCTGGCAAGTCGTCCCAAAGCAGTAGGGTTGTTGATGCCAAGTGTTTTGTCTCTTTCACCCTGGCCCATGTAGCCAAGAGCTATAGACGCAGGGCCGGCAACAGCGGCTAATCCAGGGATACCCCCGACACGACCCGCAACATTTGCTATACCCATCATGGCTCCAGGGTCATTCACAGTGTTGTTATAAACATCTTGTGCAAGACCAGCTATACCTTGAGGCCCTGTAAGGTCCGTTGCTATGTCACCAACACTACCTACGACATCTCCCACGACATTTCCAACACCACCCACTGCGGTGCCTACCATATCGCCAACAAAGTCACCTACGTTTGCCATCTTACAACGCGCTCCAAGTTTTGCCGTCAAACACTCGAGCAGATTTTCTGTTATCACCGTCTATTATATAACTGCAATGCACCCAGCCAGAAGATGGCTCACCTTCCTTGTAAAACTCCAGTATCAACTGGTCAAATTGACAGTTGTCCACGACCCATAAAGCAACGTCCTTGTTGTCTATCCCCGGAACTTCAAAGTCTACAGCCTGTCCTGTAACGTGCTGTGACTTGTCAGAAGAACCAATCGCTCGATTAAGCTCAAGACAACGAAAGCCAGAGTTAGGGGCAAAAGCAATACCGTAATGATTCCTGACAGGCTCCAGTATCTGGTCACAGACCATGATCAGGTTTTCAACTTCCGTGGACCCTGGTTCATTGGCAATGCCCAACCGTTCAGCCGTAGACGACTTGGTAAGCTCACTCAGGGTAAAGTGGTCGGAGAGTTGCATTACCGTTGCCCTCCAAGAAGAGATAATTGTGCCTGAACACGAGGATCTGCTTTATTTCGTAAAGCTTGAATAGATGGACTTATTTGTTGTTGAACATTCTGAATAGCTGGTCTAGCCGCATCCATGGCTGTTGATATTACTGGTCTAACTGGTTCAACGACTTCAGATATTGCTTGTCCCATATTCCTTCGGTCTTCCGCTGTCGTTGTTCCAGAAGCTCCTGTAAAAGCAAACAACCTAGCTTCAGCTGCCGCTATTTCTTTCAACCTAAGTCCTATAACACTTAATCTACCCATTTCTTGTTCCGCTTGCGCCCTAGCCTGACTTCTTGTCAAGGTAATACCTTCTGATTCGGCTTGTCGTAAGAGGTCCTCTGTAAGAGCCCTTACACCACGTCGGTAGTCTTTGGCAGCAATGCTTGGCCGTGTCATTAACTTTAAAAATCTTTCATTACGCAGGATTCTTCCACTTGCATAAACACCCGCTACAGAAGCCAGACCTGATATCGGTTCTGCCAAAACTCTCATACCAATGCCAGCAGCATAAGCGGCTGAAACAATGCCGCCTTTTCCTTTAATAGCTTTGTCGCTAATTTTAATCTTTGTCATTTTTACCAAGTCATCAACAGTATCTTGGCCTAATATCTTGGTAAGAGCCCCTCTCTGGTTCATATTAAATATGGCTGCTTGCATTGCATCTTGCCACGCACCACTGGACACTGCCGCTTCTGTCACCCCATCTGGGAAAGCTTCTTTCATAATTCTGGCCATCACCGCGTCTTTAAATCCAGCAGGTTGATTTAATGTGCCTTGAGGAACGCTTCTCATTAAATCATCTAGAAGTGTTGGACTTTTTACAGCCGATTGTACCAAGCTTTCTGCGTCAACAATTTGTCCAGATTTAACAGCTTTAAATAGAGCATTTGTGCTTTGTTCGTTTGCTTCCAAAATAACTTTTTGTAAATTAGAAACAATGTCTCGCATGGTTGAGTTGTTAATAGCTGAAGCCGCAACATCAACAAAGTTAAGATTTCTTGTTATGGGGTTTTGTCCCATTAACGATAAATCTTTAAAGGTTGCCCTTAACTCAGCCGCCTTTGCTTTACCAAAAAGTTCGTCCTGAACATTTTTTCCCAAGTCATCAAAAGACCTTTTAAAATGTGTAGGATCAAACACATCAAGAGTTGTTGCTCTTTGTTGAGCATTCTGCATC